TTATTAATGTCTTACGGCGATTGCGAATATTATGAAGTTATACTACCAGGTGCTTTTGATAATGTTTTAACAAATGATGTAAGATGCCTATTTGACCATGAAAGCGAATATGTTCTTGGCCGTGGAAATAATACGAGAGGTGCTTACGAGAGTGGTCTGCAAACATTAAAATATGGTGTTGATGATAAAGGCTTATATTATGAGTGTAGGTTGGATTTATCCATTAATACTCATAGCGATTTATATAAGCTAATGCAGAGAGGGGACATCACTCAATCATCATTCGGGTTTATAATTGGTGATTCAAAATGGACTGAAGAAATGATTAACGGCAAAGAAACTTGCACTCGTGAAATTATAAGCGTTTCTCAATTATTTGATGTGTCACCAGTTACTTATCCTGCTTATGAAGACACCGAAGCAGAAGCAATAAGAAGCAGTATTATTGATGAGATAAAAGCAATAAAAAAACCTGCACAAAACCAAGGAAATGATGCGGCACTCGTGGCTCGCAGCAAGTTCAATATATTAAAATCAAAATTCTAATTCAAACATGGAAAAACTCCAAAACCTAAAAGAGTCACGGGCAACTCTTGCGACCGAGATGGAAGTTCTCGTTAACGCAGAAACCCGCAGCGAAATTCAAATTGCTCGAATGAACGAATTGAACTCGCAAATTGAAAAATTAACAAGCGAAATTGAAGTGCTTGAGCGTTCTTTCAAAAATTCTCAATTCAAACCAGTAATTATAAACGATGGTTTGACTGCAGAGCAAAGAGAGATTGCCAAGTCATTCTCTTTCCAAAAAGTTATGTCAGCCATTGAGAGTCGCACATCATTGAGCGGATTTGAAGCAGAAATGCACGATGAAGCTAAAGCAGAGGCTCGTTCATTCGGTGGCGTTGTTAAAGGTATTGGTGTACCAATGAAAGCACTTGATGCAATGATTCAAAAGCGTTCCATGACCGCAGGAACCAACAACGCAGGTGGTTACGGTGTGCAAACCAATGTTAACTCATATATCAGTTACCTTTGGAACAAAACCTTTATGTCTCAATTGGGAATTGCCCCAATGACCGGATTGACTGGCAATTATTCCGCTCCAAAAGAAGGTGCAGTAACTGGTGCTTGGCTTACCGAAACTGGTGCTGCATCTGATGAAACTCCAACACTTGACCAACTTTTGTTGTCTCCAAAAAGATTAGCCGTATTCATTAAAGTTTCTAAAACATTGGCTATTCAAAGTCCTGATGTTGCTGATGCAATGGTTATGGATATGTTGATGAATGCTCAAGCCACATTGCTTGAGAAGGCAGTTGCTAAAGGTGGCGGAACTAATGAGCCTACTGGTATCATCAGCACAACTGGAATAGGTAATGTTGCAATGGGTACTAACGGTGGCGCTCCAACTTACGCAAAGATTGTTGACTTGATTAAGACCGTATCTGCTGCAAATGCAAATGGTACTGGATTCTTAACCACTCCAACTATCGCATCGAAGTTATTGGTTACCGAGCAATTCACTGGTACAAATGGTGCGCCAGTAAATCAAAATAACACCATCGCAGGTTACAAGTTAGTAGCTTCTAATAACTGCCCATCTGGACTTACTAAAGGTTCTTCATCCGATTGTCACGCTATTATCTTTGGTGATTTTAGCAAAGTGAAGGTTGCTCAATGGGGTGGTCTTGACCTTGTAATTGATCCGTTCAGTTTGGCAGAATCTAACTTGAATAAAGTTATTGTGAATGCTTACTATGACATCGGACTTGAGCAGGCAGGTGCATTCGCTGCTATCAAAGATGCTCGTGACGTATAATCAACGGGGGTAGTAATACCCCTTTTAAATACTTAAAATAAAATGGCAAAAGAAAAGACCAATGCAGAAGGCTCACAAGGTGATGCCCCTGCCACAATCAAAGTTGAAATCATTAAATTTCATTCAAGCGTATGTCATGAAGTTGGTGAGGTTGTAGACCTGCACGCAGGTACTGCTGCTGAGATTATCGAATCAGGCCATGCAATAGAAGTGAAGTAATTGTGTGTTTTTATTGTATAATTTAGGGGGAGCGTAAAACCTCCCCTTTTTTTTAAAATATATAATGAACCGAATTCAACCATACCGACAAAATTTAGGTTATAGACTTGACTCTATACAAGGTTACAATCTTTGCGACACAAGCGAGGTTAAGAAGTACCTAAACATCTCATTTAATGATGATGACAACTTTATTGACCAACTTATTGCGAGTGCAAGTGCATATATACAAGATTATTGCAACCAAATATTCAGCGAACCACAAACAAAACAATACATTATTGACTGGTACGAAGTGCCATCGGACGGTATCTTTTGGATACCTTTTAAATTTGCAAGAACCGGAATAGATGTGACACAACTTTTCATATCGTTCTACAAGGATGACGGTGCAACTCAAATAAATGAGACACCTACATATATAAAGATGGATGAATTAGTTGGGTTTAAATTCGACTCCATTCCAACCACAAGCGATGATTCAACTGCAAAGATTACTTGCACCATTGAACCCAATAATGAGTCATCAGGTCAAATAAAACACGCAGCAATGATACTTGCAGGTCACTTTTATAACAATAGAGATATAGTGGTGACTGGCACATCAATTAGTGCTGAATTACCTTTTCACATCAAGGCCTTATTAGATAACAATAAAATCAAATTGTTTTAAATGAATAGCGGATTATTTGATAAGATTGTCGGTGTGTTGCAGTTATCAAGCAATAACAATTTTGGTAGCCTAAACACAACTTACACCAACAACGGTACTATCAGGGCAAGGTTGATAAATAAGAACGCAATGACATCAATGCGAAGCGGTGTGCCTCAAAGTGAAGCAGCCGTTGAGTTTGTCATCAACACCAAAGATGTGCCTAATATTCGGGGTAATTGGGCCTTTTCTTATGAGAATAAAGTATATAGAATTGATGGGGTGATTGAAGATACATCACTACAACGAGGTAGGTATTCACGAGTCTTTGCAACATTAATTGAGGAGGGACAATAAATGGGGATGATGAAGGAATTGGCCATGATTAAAAAGTCATTAAAGGCCATCGCAGTAAACAACAAGCAGGTGCAGGTAGCCATCGGCCCTGCTGCCCAAAAAATGCTTGATGCTATCGTTGTTCAGTTACCGATGAGAACTGGTAGGTTAGCCGACTCCTACGGTTTTGTAAAAAGGCACTATTCAAATGGCATCACAATCGGTGCGAGGTATTCGACTGGAGGTGGTCAAGGTAGCCATGCTCACTTGATTGAGTTAGGTTTCAAGACTCGAAAAGGAAGTGGTAAAAGGTCATCTAAAATGGCAACAAAGGAAAGGGTTGATGGCAGGTTCATTGAAAAGAAAGTATTTGAACAATTTAAGGATGCCGCTGCCGAAGATATAATGAAACGGCTTGGGGATGAAATTGAACGCAATTGGAATAAATAAATGACGGCAATATTACAACATATCTACTATGCCCTTGCAAGTGGCACACAAGCATATAACTATGTGGGAGGTAACTTATTTATGGGCAGGGGTGAATCAAACCCGATGCACGACAAGTATATACTAATGGAGGTAGTCAGTCAGTTACCAACTGGCCGAAGCAAATCAGGGCCATCCGACATGGACACCTACCGAATCCAATTTACTTGTTACGCAACCACGGCAGCAGATGCCGATACCATTGCTAACTACCTGCGATTCGATTTGGACTATACCGGAACAGGTGGGGATGCTTTCAATCCTATTCAAGATTGTGCATGGGAATCTTGTATGTTTGATACGGAATCGGATAACACATTCGATTTTCAATCCTATGAGACTGGTATGTATGCAAAGCAAATTGATTTTACATTTAGAATGAACCCAGTATTACTAACCTAATTAAAAACTAAAATGGTGTGAAGAACTCTCAAGGCCGTGAATTACCAATCGGTTGCACTTATGAAACCGATGCTGACCTAACCGCTAACCCATCAGCCAAATTGCTCAATGCAGTTAGTCTCAAAGAGGTTGTCAAAGAGATTGCCAAAGCCGAAACAAAAGGCAAGGGCAAAAAGGTTGAGAAGCGAGATGATGAGGCAGGTACTAATGTTTAATCATTAAATAAATTATAAACCTAACTAATTAAAATTGCAACACAATGAGCAAAATTAACGGAACACTCGTAAAAGTATATGTTGATGCCGATGCCATCGCTTACGGAACATCAGCAGGTATATCAATTTCAATGGCTACCCGTGAGGTGACCAACAAAGATTCAGGCGGATGGAGCGAATTTGCTGAATCTAAATTGAGCGGCAAGATTGATTTCAAAGGAATCTTTGATGATGCTGCTGCTTTCGGCACAAGCGACTTGTTTTCAGTCCAAACATCACGCACTACCGTCACTTTGAAATGGGGTGATACAACCACCGCAAAGAAAAGATTTGAAAGCGATGCCTATATCACCGATTTGTCTTTGTCAAGTGAGGTTGAAGGCAATGTTGAGTTCACTTGTAATTTCCAATTGACTGGCACTATCACCGAAATCACGAACCCCTAATCATTGATTCGTTCATATATATAAAGGGTGGCAGCAATGTCACCTTTTTTTATTAAATTTCGCACCAAATAAATAACAATGGCACAAATAACAATCAACAAAAAGACCTATCAACTGAAGTTGACTTTAGGCACATTCCGTAGGCTTGATGAGAACCACGGCATCACCATTACGCAGGTGATTGAAGATTTAAATAATGGCAAGTTTGGATCATTACTCAAGACCTGCCACGAAGCAGTTATAAGTGGTGGTGCTGATATATCATTTACCGACTTTGAAGAGTCATTAGGAATGGGTGATATACCAATGTTGCAAAAGGCCTTAACTGATGCACTCCCAAACGGCAATCAGGTGGAGGCGGTGAAGCCGAAACCGATGACCAAAAAGAAGTAACAATTGATTGGGATAAGTTAGAAGTAAGTGCCGGGTACTATAATGTCAAACAAAGCGAGTTGTATAACTTTACTTTTAGGGAGTGGTCAAACTACACCGAAGGCAGGGATACCAAAATTCGTGAGGACATGGCCATTGTACGATTTCAAACGGCCCTACTTATTCAACCGCATTGTACGAAGTCTATATCAATTAAGGACTTGTGGCCATTCAGTTGGGAAACCGAAGAGGGCAAAAAGCGGAACGAGAAAATCGACACGGAACTATACAATGAAATAAAAGCAGCAACAAAAGACTGGTAATAATTATATATAACAATGGCAGGTAAAGTTTTAAATATATCGCTGAACGCAACCATCACACCGTTGCAAAAGGCATTGGAAAGTGTCGGCAAGATGATGAATGACTTTGCCGCATCAATCGAAAAGACCGACAAGAAGATGGCCGATTCTATCCGCACTAATGTTGCCGATATGAACGCATCCCTTGACAAGGTGAAGCAATCTTTTGTCAACACGGAAAAGGCAGGTGATAAAGCAGGTAAAGGTGGCACGGCATCACTCCGCTCACAATTAAGAAAAGCGACTCAAGAGGCACAAATGTTAGCCGAGACGGTTGGCACAACTGACCCGAAATTTATTGCAGCAGCCAGTAGAGCAGCCGAACTAAAAGATAAAATCGGTGACACTCAACTTGCCATTGATGCGATGAACCCGGATGAAAAGTTTAAAGGTGTGGCTAATTTGATGGGTGGTTTAGTTAGTATTGGTGCAGGGTTACAAGGTGCGATGGCAGCATTCGGAGTTGAGAGTGAAAATGCCACAAAGGCCATTGCTAAATTGCAAGGGTTGATGGCATTGGCACAAGGATTCAACGCATTGGGTGGGTTAAAGGATGCTATGGGTGCAGTTAAAACTCAAGTCATTGGTGCGGCACAATCAATGGGCACTTTTAAAACTGCATTAGTTGCTACTGGTATTGGTGCTGCGGTGGTTCTAATCGGGTTACTTGCTGCGAATTGGGAAGCCGTTAGTGATGCGGTGATGGGGACATCGGACAAGACACGAGCATATAAGATGGCTCAAGAGGAAGTGACTAAATCAGTAGGGGATGCACAGGCAAAATTCTACGAGGCTCAAAATGCAATTGATTCGTATAAAAAAGGTTTGATTTCAAAGGAGCAGGCCCTAAAAGTATATAATGAGACGGCAGGCGAGATGATTGGTAAGACTAATAACATCCTTCAAGCCGACCGAAATCTTGAAAATAATGTGTCCGTTTATCTAAAAATGATGGAGCATAAGACAAGGGCGCAGGTATTATTTGCAAAGGCAGCCGAGCAAAGTGCAAAAATATCCTCCGGCGAAGCGGCCGAAGTTGGCTTTTGGGAGTCAGTTGGTAATATGTTGCTTTCGGGTACTAACGCTTACGCATACGCAAGCAAGCAGGTGTCTTCATCAGCAAAAAACATCCAACAATCACAAAACGAGGTAAATAAATTGCTAAAGGTTGCTAATGAAGATATGTCAAATGCTTTGAAACTTGAAAAGCAATTGGGTGATGTCAAAGGTGCAAATGCCAAATTTGATGCAGCACATAAGCCAACAACTGGCGGTAAAAATTTAGCCAATGAAAATGCAAAGATGTTTGCATCAATGCTTAATAAACAAAAGGAATATAATTTATCCGAACAATTATTGCGTGAAGAGACGGGTTTGTCAATTCTTGAAATTGATAGAAGGTATGCCGAAATATCTGAAAAATATAAAATATCTGATTCAAAAAAGGTTCTTGAAATGATTAAGAAACAATTTGATGAGGATAAGAAATTGCAAGAGGATTTAACAAAGACCGAGCAACAAACGCAAATGGATCGTGCCAAAATTTTGCAAGACAATTTGAATGAAGTTAAAAAAGACTATGACATACGAAGTGATTTGGCTACTAAAATTTGAGCAAATGAGATTAAACAATGCTAAATTAACAAATGAGCAAATATATGCTGAAATTGAAAAAGGGAATCAAGATATATATAGTTCATTACAACTAACTGCGGATGCCTCAAAAGCACTAAATGATGCATTAAAGACGGTTGCATCGGAGGGAATAATAAGTTTTGCCGAAGCAATGGGTCAAGCATTTGCAGGTAATTTAGATGGTGCAGCAGGTTTTATGAGCAAATTGGTTGATATTGTTATAAGCACCGCATCAGCATTAGGTAAAGCATTTATAGGGATGGGACTTGCATCATATCAAGTTCAAACGAGTTTGTTTAAAGGCCCTGCAGGTGCATTAAAAGCGGTGGCAGCAGGTGCGGCATTGATAGCGGCAGCAGCATTAGCAAAACAAATTGTATCAAATATGGGTGCAAAGAAGATGGAGCAGGGTGGTTTGGTTTACGGCAATAGTTTTGTAAATGTGGGCGAGTACGGTAATGCTCACACCAATCCTGAAGTTATAGCACCGCTATCAAAATTAAAGGATTTGATTGGTGGCAATGGAACTCAAAAAGTAATTGTGGAAGGTAGGTTGTATGGTAGTCAATTGACACTTGCATCAAATAGAAGCCAATCAGTAATTAACCGTGTAACCGGAAGGAGATAATATAATGGGAACCGCAAGATATATATCACAATTTTATGGTCAAAATTCGGGCATTAAATATGACTTTGAGTTGCATGACCTTGATTATTCGGGTGCTGCAACCGAAGTAATTTTAGATGCAGGTGGGGCAACCATTGAATACACACAAGACAATAATGTATTTGCAGGTATTCGGTCAAGTCAGTGTAGTGTGGTTATGAAGATAACTAATTCCGCAATGGAAGCCGATATCGTTTCATTGATTGGCAAAGCGGACAAAAAGTTGTACATATTAATTTACAAAGATGGTTCAATTTTTTGGGGTGGCCCAGTCAATTTAACTGGCATTGCAATTGAGCAAAACTCAAACCCACCTTTCATCAAATGGCAGGCAATGGATTGGATTGGTGGTCTTCAAAATATCAAATGGGACAATACTAACTGGGGCATAGTTACCGCATCGTTAGTGTCATATACTCAAGTGTTGGCTGATATGTTTATCAAGGCTTATCCATCGTTTGCCAATAATTTTTATATGCCCGGAACAACATTGTTTAGCACGGTGTCACCAGTAACATCGACTCAATTTAGTGGGACTCCCGATCCATTTGCAAAAACATCATTCAACGCACCTGCTTATACTGATGACCAATATAGGTATTCGTTCACATACCATCAAGTCCTTGAGATGTTGCTTACTGATTGGTGTGCAAAGGTGATTTATTCGGATGGTATATATCGGGTCATTGATATGCGGCAATACATTTGGCCAACACAATGGAAGGAATACTATTACGATAAAAATGCCAATGAAGTAAGCAACACAACATATGACAACACTATTAGTTACGATGGTGATAATTATGTTTGGGCAGTTGACCCATTGCTAACTACAAATGCAGCCTATAAAATTGTAAAGCGAACTTTTAGAACTGAATTGTCTTTGCGTACAAATGATGCTGAAGGATATTTGATTTATCGAAGTGGTGGTAGGAATTTTACCGAATCGTTTTTTTTGGGTGATATTTTAACTGGGTGGCTTGATTACATACATAGTCCTATTTTTTTACAAAGTGAGGATATGGTGCAATTTAGCATTAGAATTAATGTTAAAAATCCTGACTTATTACCAAAATTGAAATACCTTGTGGTTGTAATTAATACAACGGATGGAGTTACAACGCAAAGACTTTACAACAATGGTAAATTTAAGAGAGGTGTTGCACCTAATGGAGTACCCGAACCATTTGTTTGGGGG